AGTGTAGCGGCATTATTTCTAATCATAAGAGGAGTCGGCTTACGAGTCATTAGCGCATTAACCAATGGCGAATTTACCTTTATTATGTATTCACGAATGGAAGACATAATAGTTTTTGTTTTCTATGAACAGCAAAGTTAATAAGAGGTTTTACTAAAAACTCATATTAACTATCAGCCTACGACCGGAATCGAACCAGCGACCTACGCTTTACAAAAGCGTTGCTCTGACCTACTGAGCTACGCAGGCGACTTGATGAGAGGTTATCCGCCTCTCACACCCTTCCATCTCGGGGATTCTTTAAGCTCTTTTTTTGGTGTATCTGACTTAAGGATATTAATCTACATCTAATCAGATGGCGTTCTCTTCAGATGCTCCCAAGCTATATGCGGATGATCAATCCTATCCCGCTATTATGAAATGGGCGCTCAACACCGAGGCCATTTGGTTTCATCCCTTGACTGCCAATCAGTATAAAAAGTTTAAGAATGTGAAAGAAGGTGATGGGCTAATTCTTCTTCTCAATAAAAAGCCACACAATGTCCAAGTAGTGGGTCATATTAGCGATGAAGAATATGCTCGGTACAAAGCAATCTATGGACCATTTGATATTCCTGGATGGGACTTTGAACATGTGATTTATGTGAAACGAGTGTAAACGAAGTACTATGTGAAACGAGTGTAAACGAAGTACTATGTGAAACGAGTGTAACTTTTTCATAAAACCCTCTTGATTCTTCCATCCAACATCATCATAAATCCTCGGAATCCTAGATGAGGATAAATAATTTTTATATTATTTTTTAGTCCTTTCATATAAGGCATATGGATAGATGGTTCGGTATCCACTTTTATTTGCATCGTATTTTTGTACATGGCGCAATCCAGGTGATCAAAGACCCAGACTTCTTTGATATCATGAACCTTAATTGCAATTTCAAGATGTTGATAAAACATGGTACGCCACTTTGGATACTTGCTTTGCATCACACCAAAGGAAGCACCCGCTAGGGTAACATGATCGTAATGTAATTGTCTTTCGTTAATCAAATAATCGGATAAACGTCCTATAAATCGTGGATCAAAACAGGAAAGAACAAATATATTTGCTTTTGTTCTCGTTATATCAAATGTGCGCATTGGAAACCATTTCATCTTTCTTAAAGGATGAAATGATTTGTTTAGGTATCAATTATTTTAGGGATAAACTTCCAAATAAATCCTCCTGCTGTTTTATTACTTCCAGAAAGGGTATGCTGAATATTACTTTGTTTTATATTAGTCATACGTTCTGCCTCAGATGTACTTCTATATTCTTTTATAAATTCACCATTTAGTGAATATTGAGCAATTGGTTTTCCAAGTGTTTTTGTCATACTCTCCCTATGTTTTTCAATATTAACTGATGTATTTTCACTATTTTTGAAATATTTTTTTAATCCTTCACTAATTTTCTGTTTAGTAGAATCTGATAGTTTACCCTCTTTATGTGAATTTGCTCCTACTCTTTTCTCTTTAATTGCATTTTGAAATTTTTCAGAATTAATTATACGTTCTGAAAGATTTATTTTCATTATAGATTCTTTATGTTTTTCACGATAAGTCTCAAAATGATCAGGATTGGCTTCTCTAAATCGTTTACCACTTTCTTTAATTTTTTCAATAGATTCTGGAGTATGTTTATAGCCTAACATTCCATCTCCAAGCTGTCCTCCTGGTAAAATATTATAACCATGTGGAATTTGTGAATTGTATTTTTTGATATATTCCCTTTCATATTTCAAAAGATCTTCATCAAAACAAATAAGAATAATTTCAAACTTAAATTTATCTAAACCATACTTCTTCATAGAAGCTTTTAAAACAGGACATCCTTCTTTATATTTTAAAGAATTACGATGCTTCCTCCATCTAGCTTCATAATCATGTTGAATGGTTTCACCAATATAACATTTACCAGTTACTGTATTTGTTATTTTATAAATATAACCCATCTAGTCTTCTTCTAGTACAAGAAAAGTATTTCAAATTTTTAGAATAATCTTTTTTAAGATGCTTCAAGAATCTCAAAAAACATTTATGCGAACTGTGAGATTCGAACTCACGCGCCTTTCGGCAGTGGGGCTTAAATCCACCTCATTGACCCCTCTGACAAGCTCGCAATTGCGTGAAGTAGCCTCCACAACCATACATCGCCCTCCATCTTTAAATCCTTTTCCCTGAATAGAAACTCCATGGCGCAAATCATTTACTGCTTTAACCAAAGTACCGCACTTACCACTGCTAACATGTCCCTTATGATTAGTGGAATAAATACCTTATTACCTGCGTTCTGCAGTGCATGGGCACCACAGGCCAAGCAATTTCAATGTCAGCCTGCACCTAGCGGCATGAATACCGTTAGCTCCCTTTATTGTATTTTTATGGACAATACCGATTCTGCAGGAGCACTCGCCTATCACTCAGAAAGTACCAATATTCCCTATGGAAAAGTATTTGTTAAAACCATTCTCGGATATGGAGGTGCTATTCTCATGGGCGCTAATACAAGCGTTCCGACGGTCGCTCAAGCCTTTGCACATGAAATCTTTGAAATGATCGCCAATATGAATGTAAATGTCTGGTGGCAACTGTCTAACGGCAACTTGGTTCCTGGTGAAGTATGCGATCCTGTTCAAGGCAATGTTGTTCCCGTCAAAGTAGGATCGGTTACCGTTGGACTAAGTGATTATGTTCTACCTGCTTGGGCCGATCCTCAAGCTACACATGGTCCCTATAATTATTTAAATACCTTAACCAAGCCTTTTCAAATGGCCAAAGGAGGTTACGTTGTTCTCATGAAGAATGGTGCTGTTTCCTATGTCCTAGGCGATTCCGTTACACCCTACATTCAATACCGTGCTAACAATATCGCAAATGAATTGGCTGCTCCTACAGGTGTTGCTGCTGCAGCATTATCTATGGCAGATGTGTAATTTGAGATTTTGTTAGTATATTATAGAAATGAGGAAGTTTATAATATTGTTTGTACTTCTTATTGTGCTATTTTTATTCTCCACTGCTCAGCGTGAAGGCTTCCGTGGTGGAGGTGGAGGTGGAGGTGGTGGAGGAGGTGGCGGTGCAAGCAGTGGCGGTGGCCATGGTGCTGCTGGTGGTGGTCACGGAGGTGGTAGTCTTGGCGGTGGTGGTCATGGCGGCGCAAGCAGTCACGGCGATCACGGCGGTCATGGAGGGTATGGATACGGAGGACGTGGTTGGACAGGAGGTAGTTCAAACGGCGGTTGGGGATGGGGCTGGTTATGGGACTGGGATTGGGTCTGGCCTTGGATGCGTGAAATCATCTACGTCTAAAAACATGAAAAACATCCCGCTTGTTTTTCAACGGCTTCATTCCACTCTTTCTTCATGGTTTTGTTAAATTCCGCAGCATCCCATTCCTCTTTCATTAGTGCCTTAAATTCTACAAAATCCATGTCTGAATCAGGCTCATACTGCTGAACGGTTCCGTTTCCATCAATATAATCAAAATAGTCATAATGTGCTATATCTTCTTGATCATACATATAACACTGTATCGTAATACATGTTCTATCTGCATGAATATTCTTTAGCTGATGCGTCTGATTCAGCGTTGGACTAATCCACGTTAGATCTCCTTGTGTAAAATCCACCTCCGCAAATGGTAGAACATTATCCTTTGATAGAAATGGAAAAACACTCACATGAATATCTCCATATAACACACGAATAACTGCTTCTGCACCTGCATGATTATGAATCGGTGAATAATGTCCAGGCGGCCAAATCTCCATCACATACGGAATCCCTGGTGATTCTCCATTGTTCTGTCCCAGCGTAATTCGCAAATAGGTTTCTTCCAGATTCGGCTTGTCCTTATTGAATTCTGTACTTTTCTCTTGTAGTTTCTTTTTGCACCATCCATCTTTTATACTATGCTCAATCGCTTTAGAAAAATCAGGAAAATCATCCGTATTTAATTTAAAGTTTTGGCCAGAAATACAGTAAAACATCTTCTGCGAAATGGTGGACAAATTGGCATGAGGCATATACAGCCCTTTCCCAATTGCATCCATAGATAATTCATCTGTAGATTTGATAAAGAGTGGGATAGTGTTGGTAATGGGATCCCGTATTAGACGTAATGGTTTCACATTGGATAGTAACAGAATGGATGTTAGGCTTTCTAGAAATTTCTTATTAGCCTTTCGTTCATCATCTGTTGAGAAAGATAGTTGATACCGATACAAATACGTTTCCAATCTAGCTTCTCCTATTCCCGCATAAAGTTGCTGATTCTGTGCATCCAAGGAGAACCAGTAATATATCCCTTCTAATGGGATAATTCCCTTTGAATTTGTTGGATCTACGTAAGGTTCTGTACTAGTTGTTCGCTTTACCTTGATACCATCGGCATGATATTCAACCAAAAGTCCATCAGTATTATCTTTATTTTGAATAATAAATGAGCAGGTTTGATCCGTAGATGCAAATAAAAATACTCCTTGGCCTGGAACAACTAGGGACATATCCAAATTATCAGACGGCATTCTTGAAAATATTTTAGAAGATTTCATCTATATTTATAAAATATTTTCATTTAGTAAAATGTTTCGCTATACTTCCGAACAAATGCATTCGGATATGGTGGATGGAAAACAGAAAATGAAGACTAAACGTGTAACCATTCGTGGAAAATCAGGATATAAATCTGTTACTGTCCGTATAAATGGTCGCAATAAAACATCTAAACGCAAATTAACCAAAAAAGAGATTGACTGTATTCGTCGCTGCCAATTTATTCCAGGCTTGTTTAAAGATTGCGAAACATGTATTAAATAAATTCCAAAATACTATGGGGCTTATCGTCGTCTATCACTTTTATTTTTGAAGTAATAGATGAATCCATACACGTATTTATTATCTTCATAATACCTATAATATGCCATGATGGATTAATTATCTTTATTTCATGCAAGGTAGATGCATATTTTTCGGTTAAAAGTCCAACAAGACCCATTCCTGTTTTAACTGCCATTGCATGATGTATATCAAATCCATTACCATCAATGATACATGTCCATCTTTTTTTACCATTTATTTCTAATGTTTTATCTATATGTGATAGAATCCCCTCTGTATCGTCGTATAGTTTTGCCTTAGATGGCTGTGTAAAGAAAATAGTAATTCCATTCTTTTCAGTAACCTTTTTGAAAGAATGGCTCGTAGGATCTTTTGCACAAATACTACAGATTTTATCCATACGTCTATCCTTTTGTGCTGTTATTTTTATCTTATTTTATCACATACACTATTTGGATAACGAATGGACTTAAACAGTAATGTATATTTATAATAATTATGGTGTCCTTACTTGTAACCGGTGGTTGTGGTTTTATTGGTAGTAATTTTATCAATTATTATTTTCCATTAAAGCGAGTCACCAAATTAGTAAATCTGGATGCCATGTATTACTGTGCAAATCTGGAAAATGTAAATAGCGAGATCTATCAGCAATCTGATTACGTGTTTGTGCGAGGCAATCTGCGTGATAAAAAATTGGTATCCTCTATTTTGAAAGAGCATCAGATTACCCATGTGATTCACTTTGCAGCACAGTCCCATGTTCAGCGCTCTTTTGATGATTCTCTGGAATTTACCTATGATAACGTACTCGGAACCCATATTCTCATTGAATGCTGTCGCTTATACGGCGGTATTCAACGATTTATCCATGTATCTACCGACGAGGTCTATGGTGAATCCATGAATACCACGGATGAACTCCATAAAACGGAGAAATCTATTCTATGTCCTACCAATCCCTATGCTGCTACCAAGGCTGGTGCGGAATTGATTGTCCAGTCCTATGCCCACAGTTACAAGATGCCCATTATTATTACACGAGGCAACAATGTCTATGGTCCCAATCAATTCCCTGAAAAAGTTATTCCTCGGTTTATTCAACAGTTGAAAGCGGGGAAGAAAGTGACGATTCAAGGAAAGGGAACGGCCGTTCGTGGGTTTCTTCATGCACAGGATACTGCAGAGGCATTTGCCTGTATTTTGGAACGGGGCGAGATCGGTGAGATTTACAATATCGGCACAGAGGACGAATATTCTGTCATGGAAATTGCTCAACGACTCATTCGGTTGATTTGCAAGACGGAAGATTATGATTCATGGATTGAATACATTGAAGATCGCCCATTCAATGACCAACGATACTATATTAGCAATGCAAAGCTGAAGGCCCTTGGCTGGGAGGTAAAAACGGATTTGACGACGGGGTTGGCGGAGCTTGTCTAAGCGCAGCGAGTGGAGCTTGGTGCGTCTGGATTCTGAATTTTTGTTCTACGGTCATAGTGGAGGGTTGAGTAGCTCAGTCGGCAGACGCGACAACCTGTTAAGTTGTAGGCCGCTGGTTCGATCCCAGCCTCGACCGTTCTCCTATTTATTTAAGTATTGCTATATTCTTAAATAAAATCATTTAAACACTATGTTACTATTATTCATAACATGCTCACCATCATTAGCCCATGTTATCGTCAGCATCATCTTCCTATCATGTACGATAGCATCAACTTTGATAAAATATACGAATGGATCATTGTATATGATACGACTAAAGATCGTAAGTATACACGGATGTTTGAACGTCATCCCAAAATTAGGGAAGTAGAATGTGATGATGCTAGTATCTCAGGCAATGCTCAGCGCAATTATGGAATATCCCTGGTAAAAGATGGATTTATTTATTTTTTAGATGATGACAATATTGTGCATCCTAACTTTTGGACCATCGCAGATTCCTTTCAACTTCCTTATTTTTATACCTTTGATCAGGATCGTGACAAAAAAGGGTGGATTCTTCGTGGAAATAAAATACAGGTCCGATGGATTGATACCGCTATGTATGTCGTCCATAAAAAACACGTAGGAAAAATTAAATGGCAGCTCATGGAATACAAAGCGGATGGATATTTTATTTGTGACGTGCTTACAAATAATTCATATTTTCACAACTATATTCCTAAAACTGCTGCATATTATAACTACATAGATCATTAAAAATACAAGTATTTTTAATTTTTATTCTGCTGTATAATATACTTTCTTCAGTCCATACTCTTTCATACATTTGTTTAGATGTGGTGTACATGTCATACATGGCTTGGATTCTCCTAGTACACGTAACACTCGTGATACACGAATGACAACCATTGTTGCCCCCATTAGATTGCGATATCCTACTTTCTTTATAAGCGCTCTTTCCGCATGAATGGAGTGTTCATCATATCCACATCCACCAATACGAGATCCTAGAAAGTTACTGGCAATACCGAGGATTTTTCCCCGTTTCATTAAAAGTGCAATGTGAATATGCCTAAGATTTGTCTTCTCTATCACAGATGTAATAGAGATATGATTTTCCACTAAACGAAGCGCATGCTCTCTATTCATACGCATGCCGTTTAAAAGGTGCCTTTTCTTTTATCTATACTATCTTCAATTTTATCGTTTATATGATGTCCTGTGGCTGGTCTTCTCCATATGAGATCTGTACATCTGGGTTTGGATCTGCCAGTGGCAATGGTTCCTGGACTGGTTCCTGGACTGGTTCTTGGACTGGTTCTTGGACTGGTTCTTGGACTGGTTCTTGGACTGGCTCTTCTGATAGTTCTAGTAATAAATCTTGTACTGATTTTTGTACTTGTATTGGCTCTTCTATCTGCAACGCTATTTCTGGTATTGATTCTATTACTGGTTCTGATAAGGATACATGTAATGGCGATGGTACAATATCTATTGCTTCTTTGGGTTTAAGAGGAAGAATAACTAGATTATCCGCAAGTGAATTTATAGATGTATTTACTTGTTTAGCAATAAGTGGTGGACTTATAGGAGCTGCTAGTTTTGTCTGAAAAATAGAACTTCGCATTATCGGTTTTTTCACTTCATGAATATTTTTCTTAGAAAAGTATGATTTTACTTCAATCGTAGATACATGTCTCTTTAATGGTGGTTCCTGTTTCTTTACTTCGGATGCTTTTTGTTTCTCTAATTCAATTTCATCATTTATTCTCTTTTGTCGTTCTTCCATTACTCGCTTTAATTCTTCTTCTTCATTCCGCAATTGCATTTTCTTTAACTCAATTTCCTCTTCTATACGTTTTTTGCGTTCATCTATCGCTTCTTGCATTTTATGTTCAATATGCTCTCTGATACTATCTTGAAGCGTAAAAGACATAGAATCATCTAAAGGAGCTTCAAAAATACGTGTATGTTCTAATGAACCACAAATATCAGGTCGTGTTAGATTTGGAACCTGACCAAATTTTTCTTCAAATAATTTTATAATTCCCGCAGGAATGGGCGGGGATTGTTCAATCAAACGATTTAATTCCACACGACACATCTTTAAAAATTCCATGGAATCTGTGCGATCCTTTGGATCTAACGCCAATTCTACCGCCATTTGACGTTGAAATTTACCCCATGCAATAGAGGATACACGATTTCCTTCTTCCAGCTGAGCATAGCGCAAATAATTTCCAATGGTAGTTAATAATCCTGCGATCAAGGAAACACCTCCAATCGCAAAACTGGCCAATTGTTTAGAGGCTGGATCGGAAAAAATAGATTGAACACCAAAATTAGCAGTTCCAGCTAACGTTGATAAAATAATTACAGGAATGTTAATCCAGCGATTCTTACTATGAAAAAACTTCTCTGATGTGTCGTGAAGCCATCGGTAACACATACCCAAATCACTCCATTCGGAAATCAGTATTTCTTGTTCTCTGGACCATTTATGTATTTTTTTGAGTTTTGGTTCCTCCTCTTTCTTGATAGATGCCGCCACAGATGCCGCAACGGATGCAGCGGCATTAGACGCAACAGACGCAGTAGGAGATGTAGGAGATGTAGGCAACGGCGTATCCGTCACAATTACTAAATTATCAGTCATCTTTACTAATAGTATATATTTTATTTTATCTTTGCCCATTTCTTCTTAGATTCTAGCCCTGCTTTGTATAGCGCTTCCACTTCTTTTTCCGTTAAAGTATTTATCGTAATTCCTTTTGGCAGCGAAACAAATTGTGGTTTTTTAAGCGATGTTTTCATGATATAAGGTCCATATTGCCCTGTACGAATTACATATTCTTTGAATTGTTTTAATGGTGCATTTGACCCACTGGATTTTGCCTCTAAGCGTTCTATCGTCTTTTCTAACTCTTCTACCTGATACGGAATAGATACGTCTCCACACTGAAGATACTCACCAAACTTGCCAGATTTTTTGATAATCGGTACATCCTTCCATGATCCTATTTCCGTGACGACTCTTTTTGATTCTTCTACAAATGCATTTGCACTTTCCTCTGTAATCTGTTCAAATGCAAGGCCCTGAGGCCATCCAAAGAATTGTGTATCCTCTTTTGTTTTACCTTCTCGTAAGATAATCGGCCCTTTTTTTGACATGACTGCCTTTAGTCCATTGGAGAATTCTTTTACTTTAACGGACGTGGATGTTTTGGCGGGTTGTTTCTTTAACTCCTCATAGCGATCCTTGTAGGATTCCCACATATCCTTTAAAAGCTCCTTCCACGGTTCTGTTCCATCCGCCACATGATCTAAGCGTTGCTCCATCTGTGCCGTGAATCCATACGCAAAGAGATCTTCAAAATGGTTAAGCATAAAATGTAGTACCGATCGCCCTAGTTCCGTAGGAACCAATTTGGTTTTTTCCGCACCTACTTTCTTTTGTAACGTCTTTTCGGTTGCAGGCCATTGATTTGGCTTGATTGTGTATTCCTTCACCGTCACTTCCTTAGCGGGAATGTCTTTGATAGTTACATAATCCTTGTCTTGAATTGCTGCGAGTAAGGAAGCAAATGTAGAAGGGCGGCCAATTCCGCATTTTTCTAGTTCCCTTACCAGGGTTGCCTCTGTATAGCGGCCTTGCGCTTTGGTTTCTTTTGGCTCCGCTTTCATGGTCGTCCATTGTACATGATCGCCGCAATTTAGATGAATGACCTTCTTCCATATTGTTTCAGTGGATTCCTCTTCTTGCTCTTCCTCTTCTATGGATGCTACTTTGCCTGCTCGTTTCCACCCCTCAAATGTGGTATGTGTCCATTGCGATGACCATGTGAAATCATGATCCTCTTTGATTTGCGTTTTGATAACGCATGTTTCTCCTTTTGCTGCGGACATAACTGATTGAATGGCTCGTTGCCAAATAAGTTTGTAGAGCTTCTTCTCATAAGCATCTCCATCTATCTCAGTTACTTCCATGTGCGTGGGACGGATGGCTTCATGCGCCTCTTGTGGTGGTGGGGGTAACCCACACGGCGCTACAGATGAAGATGGGGGTGCTACACTTTGCAAACCACACGGCGCTTCATTCGGCGCATCTTCTTTCGCCACTTTTGGTTTCTTCTTCTTAGATTCTTTTATAGCTTCCGTTGCTACATATTCTTCTCCATACTGGACTGTTACCCATTGCTTGGCGGCTTGAACGGCCTCTTCCGAAAGCACCGCTTTATCCGTTCGCATATACGTAATATATCCCGCTTCATATAATTTCTGCGCTACTTTCATTGTATTCTTTGGATTCATGTGATACAATGCACTCGCCTGTTGTTGTAAGGTACTAGTGATTAATGGGACTGGAGCCGCTTGAGACCACTGTTTTATGTCTTTTTTGATAATGGTACCATCCTTCTGTTGATAGACTTGCTCCATGTAATTCACAGCCGATTCTTCATCTTCCAATTCATCCTCCATTACAGATTCATAGGAGATATTCGGATGTTTCCACACGGCGCTTAACTTACAACTGGAGGTGGGCTTAAAGGAATCAATCGCAGCTTCTCGCTCTACCACTAGACGTAGTGCAGGTGTCTGACACCGCCCCGCAGATAGGGCAGGTGCTACATAACGCCATAGTAGCGGGCTCATTGTAAATCCAATCATCATGTCCAGCATCGCACGAGCCTGCTGCGCATGAACAATATTCATATTGAGCAGTCGTGGAGAAGTTACTGCCTGTTTCACTGCATTTTCTGTAATTTCATGGAAGACTGCACGTTTAGCAACCATCGGATTCAGTTTCAATAAGAGGCATACCGCATACGCAATCGCTTCTCCTTCTCGGTCATCATCTGCTGATAAGTATACTTCTGCCCCTTTTGCAGCATCTTTCAATTGCTTGATTGCTTTGCTCTTTTCTTTAATCCATTCATAGGTCGGCTCAAAATGATTTGATAGCCCAACGGCTGCTAAATCTTGTTGTAGCGCACGAATATGACCCATACTCGCTATCACTCGCCATCCTTCTCCCAGAAATCCTTGAATTTTCTGACACTTAGCAGGTGATTCCACAATAACAAGCTTTGTCATGGTTGTCTTATTTTGTGTAAGAATATTCATCAATTTTCATGTGTTATCTATAGAGTATCATGCAACATATCCCATCTGTCCCTCTACTACTTTCCGTTTTAAATACAGTCGGCCTTTTTCTAATAGGTTCCTTTCTTCAATTGGAAGCATGGACAATTATATTAGTACTCATGATTACATTTGCCTTTACGGCACTCATCCTACATGGTCGCATCTCTAAACATACTAAAAATATATTGACAGAAGTACTTATTTGCTTTGATATTTCATCGATGTTTGTTCTTGTATTATTTTCATATAAATTTGGATTTCTATTATGGTTATGTCTATCATTATGCAGTAGTGCTGAATTTTATTTGTTGCGAGATTATTTAGTATAATGAGAGTATAAATACTATTTCATCCACTAAGATAGCATGGCGACCATCAACCAGTCCAGTGGACAAGGTGCGCTTTTTGAATTAGTCGCACGAGGACAAAAAGATAATTATTTTGTAAAAGATATCAAAGAAAGTAATTTTCCCTATGATGCCCGATATGAATCATCCGTCCATCATTTGGCAGAGCGTAGAAAGGAAGTCCCTCTTACCCGCACGGATTTTGGTAATACCTTTGAAGTGCAAATAGACGCCTATGGAGATGTCATGACAGAATGTGCACTTGAAATTGATTTACCCACCTGGTTACCCTCTTTGCCCCGAGTTCCTGATGGACAGCCCTGCAAACCTGAACTGGTTAATGGTCTGTATCCTATTACTACAATAGATGGAACGTCCTATGGGTATGTTAATTATGTGGGATACTTTCTCTTTGAAAAGATTCAATTCTTTCAAGATCAGTTCTTGATTCAAGAGTGGAGTGGTGATGGGTTATTGGCGAAACAAATGACAGAGGGTTCATGGTGTAGCAGTTTTTTGACACAGACGAAAGGGGGTCTCTTAAGTGCAATGAATACCGCCGTCAATTTACCTGTTGCAAGAAATATTCAATTGCGTGCGACACCTGGTCATCTTCGGATTGTCCTTCCCTTGCCTGGTATGCAATGCCCTGATGATGGTGGATTTCCTCTTGTAGCCATGTCCTGGCAGACCTTTCGTATCAAGGGTACTTTGCGCAAATTGGAAGATTTGGTAGTATGCAGTAATCCTACTATTATGAAACCTGCACCATGGTTGGTTCCTGAAATGATTTATTATTTTGATGATGGTATGCCACACGTATTTACACCTAAACCTCTTCTAGATATTGGTCAGCCTACCATTTTACTTTCTACCATTCAACATTATTTGCCTCCTAGCGCACAAGAGGCTCTTCGCTCTACACCCATTTCTATTCCCTTTCGCAAACAATTTGAGAATCGGTTTACTTTTGGAGAATTGGATTATATTCCTTTGGATAAAGGGGGAACCGCTGCAGTTGTTAGACAATTAGACGGGCGGCATCCCACCGAGCGGCTTATCTGGTTTTTTCGCAATCAATCTGCACTGGATAGCAATCAGTTGGATAATTTTTACAATAACTATTTTGACTTCAATGTACCATCCGCTGCACAACCTTATACCACACCCTATGGTGAATTCTATTATAATATGAAACTAATCATTGCTGGTAGAGACCGTGAAGAACTTTATCCACCACTTGTTTGTAGTACACTTTGTCAGGCAGTTAAGGATGAAAAAGCGAATGGAATGCGGATTGGTGAAATGAATTGGTCCACGGGGGAAAAATATGGTGTAGTCTATCCTGCCGAGCGACAACCAGAGGGAACCGTTAATTTTACGACAGCAGATCGCCCCACACTTTATTTAGAGTTGGCAAATGTGACTTACAACACAAATGCAGGTCAACGCCGATCTGAATTTCGTGTCTATACTGAAGGCTGGAACGTATATCAAGTAGAAGGTGGGCGGGGAAAATTACTATTTTCTAATTAAGGCTATGTGTTATAAGTATAAAATTGATATTACTAAAATCTATATTATACTTAGAAATGGTACGTAAAAAAACATTAAGTGAATTCATAGAAGAATCAAAGAATAAATATGGAGATAAATTTAATTATTCCTTATCTAAATATAATGGAGGTAATAAATTAATTACAATGCAATGTTCAAATAATCATATATTTACAACATACCCTTCTGTTCATCTTTCTAAAAAATCAAAAGGAGGTTGTAGTAAATGCCATTTTAACAATCTTCCTACTCTTTTAACAAAATATAATCAAGAAAGTTTTATTAAAAAAGTTTCAGAAATACATAATATGACATATGATTATTCTAAAACAATTTATAAAGATTTACATACATCTATTACAATAACATGCAAAATACATGGTGATTTTATACAAACACCAGTATGTCATTTACATCATAAACATGGATGCAATGAGTGTGGAAAAATTAAAACAATGAATGCACGTATTTTATCAGCCAACCAAATTGAAGAAAAATTAAATAAATTTAGAATTATCCATAAAAATAAATACGAATATGGACAAATATTTCGTGATAATCAAGTGCTTTGGCTAGAAATTATATGTCCATTACATGGTAATCATATAACTAGATTCTTTAACCATGAAAAAGGGCACGGATGTCCAAAATGTGTTAGTGTATCGTCTAAAATACAAATTGAATGGCTAGAATATTGTGCAGTTCGTGATGGATTTATTCAACATATTGGAAATATGGGAGAATATATTATACCTAATACAAAATATTGTGTAGATGGTTATAATATGATTACAAATACAATTTATGAATTTCAAGGTGACTTTTGGCATGGAAATCCTGATATTTATGATCTTAATGCAATGAATACAAAACTAAATGTTACATTTGGAGAACTATACTTTAGTACAATTGATAAAATCAAACTATTAAAGGATATGGGCTTTAAAGTTATAGAAATGTGGGAGAATGATTGGAGAAATGGAATTAAAGCTGTTAAGAAATTACAGCGTGTATGGAGATTAAAACATAAGAAAATTATTGTTTAAATCCACCTTTTATCCAATGTGCAATTTTCATTGTATCACTACATTGAAAGATTGGTTGCGGAACACCATTTACAATTGCTAGGAAAGCTGGAATCTTTTGAACCCCGCAATAACCTGGCGTGTAATCATTTTCATCTAAGTCGCATTCATACCATTTTATATGATCACTTAATGAAAGTAGAAAATTAGTATCAATTTTTTTACAAGGGCCACACCATTCTGCTTTAAAGCGGATTATACATATCGGATCATGCGGAACGTTCTTTTTGATCAGACTCTCGAAGAACTCCTGGCTCGGGAGGGGTGTCATCAATGGAGGGCTCGTCATTCTTCTTGGTTCTATAATAAGTCAAAACAAATCCAGCTACCGCAATAACCACGATAGTACCCACTAAGGTATATGGGAGCAAATTGGAACCTGCTGCTGCTGCAATAACGCCGCCTGTTATTGTTGTTTGTAGATCTTCTTCCACTGTAGTCTGTCCTGGTGTATATCCTTCTTCTAGTTGTTTTTCCAGTTTTGCTTGTTCCAATGCCTCTTTGGTAATTTGTGAATAGGGAGATGTGGATGGCATAAAAGATGGATCATTTGCTATAACGTGTGTAGAGGTAGCAATCGCATTGGTAACCGATTTTGCAGCGTGAGCTGCTTTGGGAACCATTGTTGCTGCTTTCTTTGCAGTACTAACTACATGCTTGCCTGTTTCTATTAGTTCTTCACTACTTGCTTTAAGGGGTAGTACAGCCGCCTCAACAGGTGCAATAAAAGGGTGTATTATATTTTTCATACTAGGTATATTAGTTGGTAAACCAGTAGGTAAGCCATTGGGCAAGCCATTTGGTAAGCCATTTGGCAAGCCAGTAGGTAAGCCATTGGGCAAGCCATTTGGTAAGCCATTTGGTAAACCAGTAGGTAAGCCATTTGGTAAACCAGTAGGTAAACCAGTAGGTATATTAAATCCCCCCACTTGTGGAGGAACAGCTAATGCTACTGCTGGGATTAAACCAGGTGCTTTTGTAATATTTTTGATTGTTTTATCAACCTTTGTAGCAATTGCATCTGTTTCATTTAATGCCTTGCCCGCTACATTTAATCCTACATCTGCTGTACTTAGTCCTGTTTGTGCAACAGTAGTTACACCATCTACCAGTGATGTTACTGTATTTACACCAGACTTTACAGTTGATGTAACAGGCTCAACTAGACCTTCTACTGTGGATGTAATAGGACCAATTGCTTTACTTATTACACCCTTAATCGGTGCAGCCACCATACCAATACCTGCTTTAATCGGTGCAGCAGCCATACCAACACCCGCTTTAACTGTGTCTTCCACCGTATCTACAGTAGATGAAAATGTAGTTTGAATCAAATCGGTGAACCAGCCAATGGGATCATCCATCAACTTCAAAAAGGGATATTTCTTTTGTAGTTTATCCATCATAGACACTTTTGGTGCACCAAAATATTCTGAATACTGCTGTGTTACCGATTGAGTACTAAAAATAAATTTAATTAGTTTGTATCCCCACCATATAAGTGCGATTGGCGCAAAAATAATAGTAATCATAGATACAAGACGAACAATACCATGCATTTTTTCACCTACCAAAAAGGAATCGCCGCCAAATGCTCCCGTAAAAAGTAAACATGCTGCATAAATAAAAAATCGCCAATGATTTTTGTCAGGCTTGTCCTTCATCAATACACCCGCTGCAATACCCTGTGGACCTAAGCCTGGTACACCTAGTCCATAGACTTTGATCACATCTTTACTCCAAATTGCATGACTCAGATCATACAACCACCATACGCCAAAACACATAATATTTACAATTAATTTGGCAATGGCGGTTAAAGGTGATCGTAAATACAAATGATCTAATCCTAGAAATCCGAAGAAAAGTGATAACATGAAAAAGGCATCGTAGGATAAATAGGTTGATTTTATGGTTGCGGCTTCAGGATTTTCCTCATCCTCATTCTCGTCGTTATTGAAAATGTTATTACTGCCCTTTAACCAATATTCTAATTGAGAAATACTAAAGGAAGACTTCTTAGAATCATCCTCTGGAGCCGCTGGCTTCTCAGGAGAGCTCATTACTAGCGCTTTTTAAAAAAAAGCGCCCAAAAATCCTAGCACTTTTAAAAAAAAAGCTCCCAAAAATCCTAGCACTTTTTAAAAAAAAGTGCCCAAACATCATAGTGGGGTTTAAAAAAAGTTCCCAAAAATACTAGTGGGGTTTAAAAAGTATACAAATAATTTTACAACTTGTATACTTTCATTATTCTTTTTTTTAAATATACCTTGGTGCGAAGCACTTTTGGGCGCTTTTTAAAAAGCGCAAAGCACTTTTTGGGCGCTTTGTGGGTGTCCGCACCCACACGGCGGAGCTATTGGCCAGAGGCCAATAGTGAGGTTCTTTCTAAAAAGCGCATTAGATGGTAAACAACAATCCACCAAAACCATTAATAATCCGAAATACATTGTAATTATGTCCGTAAATAACAATATGGCAATTTCCTCTTTGTTGTGCGGCAGGTAGAGTTGCCTGTGACAATATATTGTTCATTTGAATGTTCCATACAATACTATCAATCCGACTAGCGTTCATCGTTCCCGTCGGTTGCACATCTTCTGGCCGTAATGCAAAACTGTAATTATAAATGAACGAATTGACCGGAGTTGTGGTGTGATGATCATATGGCTGTTCTAAACGGAAATACTGGGCAGAACGGCTAGAAAACCGATCATATCCATCCAATTGCAAGACAGCACTACTAATTAAGTCCATCCGTCCACTCGGCGCAATAGAACTAATATATGGTACAAGTGCGGCAGGAGTACTGTAGCCAATCGGCAAATTACTATAATTAAACCATTCATTCACATTATTCATAATGTCCAATTGCGCTACAAAGAAAAATTCCTTGATCGGATGATTGAATTCCACCGAAATTACTGCATTTGTTTGACTGGCCGTTAAGGCATATGGCGGAGTGTATTGAACTTGTTCAATGATATACTCATGTGAATTATTGACAAACATGCGTCGTTCCTCCACATCCAAATACACATATTCTCCCCACAACATCATATTAACAATCGGTGTTGTACAATCTACTTGGTTTGTACAGGCTGGCATCCAAACTGCAGGCGGCGGGTTAGGAGGAGCAACCCAAAAGAGTTGCTGTAGAGGTCTTAACGTAATATTAATACGAATGGGGCTATATTGCATGGCCAAAAGAGGCAAATAGAGTCCTGGATTGTTGCAGAAATAGAACTGTAGCGGAATGAGTAAATGCAATCCATCCGATTTGGCACCTGGCTTAATATCAAGTACATTATACGGCTCTACACGCCCAATCATTTCATTTAGAGCTGCCCGCTGACTGGTAGGTGTCGTGAATTGTGTCCAGATTTCCATCCATTCTCCCGTCTGCCGATCAATCTCCTGTTCGCCTACTTCAAAGGTAATCTCCTGGATGAGTGCATGACCAACGGCATTGGTATAAGACAATGGATTTCCATTTGTATCCTTAATGAGTGGTAATGTTACATCCAAATAAACTCTTCCTAGTAAATCGCCCCGTCGTGGAATGAGACAAGTAATGCGTTGACCAAAATTTGGTGTTCCATCAAAATACATGGCCTGTGCTTCTGTTGCAAAATTGGTATAACGACGATAAACCATTTTAAAAAAACTAATCTGGGGATTTCCCGTTAGATAAATATCTTGCTTCCCTGTTGCGACAAGTTGTAATAACCCTCCACCAGCTGGCATCCTGTTGAATGTTCCGGATATTTAAGATTTGATTTGTATTCGCAGAGAACGATCTTACAGGCTGCTATTTTTTAAAAGGAATTCCATTCTCATCTGTTGCTAGATGAATTCATCAGGTATTAAACCAATAAATAGTGGTCCATTAATTATTAGGACCTATGCCTCTTCTTCCGTAAATAATACCTACGTTCTTACACCATATGATGTTCCTATTTCTAGTAATTATGTGCTTATTACCTCTACAAATGGATTACTCGTTCCCACCAATGCACCTTATATATCTTCCATGAATGTGTCTTCTCTCACGGTGGGAAATTTAGCCTTCTCCACTATTTATGCTAGTACCATTTCTACCAATAATATTTTCATTAATTCTACCGTATATGCTTCCAGTATAAGTACTAATTCCATGCAATTTATGAGTCTAGTCGGCGATCCAGTTCAGAGTATTATTTCAACAAATCGTTTAACTGCAACTACCTTAACCATTAATTCAACCCTTGTAAATACGGGCGTCTTAAATTTTTCAAGCATGGTTGGAAGTACAATTGCAACCGATACACTAACGGTTAATTTAGCACTCGGCAGTTATTATACTCAAACATCCATTCTTGGATTCTCCACTGCGACGGGCTCTACATTGAATACATCAAAAGTATTTACATCTACACTTGCTGCAAGTACTATCTCAACGAATTTACTTGCAGTACTAAACTATATTTCATCTGGTGCCATTTCAACAGGGATGATTACTACAAATACCATGACTTATGCTGGGCTAATCGGCAACTCTATTACTACTACTGCATTGTCTGCCTCTAC